CCGCTGTCCCAGTGGTATTTACATTAGTCGTTCCAAGAACAGTATTTGTTGAACCCGTAAGAGCAAGTGTTCCTGTCGCATTACCGATACTTGTTGCCGCTGTCCCAGTGGTATTTACATTGGTCGTTCCGAGAACAGTATTTGTTGAACCCGTAAAAGCAAGTGTCCCTGTTGCGTTGCCGATACTTGTTGGTCCTGTATTTGTTGTGTTAATTTTTACATCAGCCGATCCAATAATATTTGTCGTTGTTGCGGTTACATCTATTGTTACGCCATCCAGTTGTAAAGTCGTCGCTGAGTTTAAACTTATAGTTGTGGTAGCATCCAACAGAATATCATTTGCGTTTATTGTTGTTGAGGTCGAGTTTATCACAACTGAACCAGAACTAATATCCATACTGGCGCTGTTCATTGTCGTTGCCCCGTCATCATTAATTGTTATAGCACTTCCGTTAATGGTGCTGGGGGCGGTTATTAAACCAAGAACGACACCTACATCACTGGTAAATTTTAACTGACAAATTGCGGAATAATAATTTACAAAACCTATTGTGCTCACTACTTCAATTTCAAAAAAAACTGTGCCTGTTGGGTTTTGATGATAAATATAATAGTCATCATCTGTTGATATATTGTAAAAATTGGCAGCGGTTGTTAATGACACATATCCAGTCGTTGATTTCAATTCTAATGCATTATTTGCGGTAATCTCAATACCACGAGTAGTTGCGAGCATGGAATGCTCTCCTGATATAAATGACATCGTGCCGTCATCTTCAACTCCATCTGCACCCGCATCAACAACAATTCTGGCATCAGCATCTTGTGACGCTGTGACATCTGGGTCTGTTTTCCAATTCATATAAAAGGTTCCTGAGGCATCGTCTGTGAATGTTATATTTTGCGATTGCCCACCTATCTGCGAATTAAGAATTGAAAATGTCGCATTGTATGAATAAAACTGCGAATCATTTATATCGAGTATTTTCTTTCGCGAATTTCCAAGACCATTGCCGTAATGCCATCGGAATGCACCTCCTGTGCCATCTATCTCATAGTTGAAATAATTTTTGCCCAAAGATTGCAATGTCCACATTCCCGTATAATCATAATCATTATCGGTATTGTTATCATAGAGGACTATTTTTTTTTCAGAACTTACAGTTCTACCAACCAACAATGTATTACCAATAAAAGCATCTTGAATAACCTCCAATGATGTATTCACATTCAGTGCTTCAAACGATGATGTCCCAGATGTGCTTGACATTGTGCTGGTTGTTGTGATTGCCCCAGATGATGAGATAACCCCAGATGATGTGAGACCAGACCCGAACTCACTTGGCACAGTGGTGTATAAATTAACACCGGCGGGAGTAGAACCAATATTCACTCGTCCTGAAAAAGTTGTTCTACTTAGTGATGCCCAAGTAATATCTGTGGTTTTCACTTCTAATGCTGTCACATCAGTTTGTAAATTGGACACATCACTACCGAGTGAGTTAATAGTAACATCTTGTGCTGCTTGCGACGCATTGTTCGTTGTTATATATGTCGCCAATCCCGCCGCCGTTGTGGTCGCCAGCGCAAGCGCCGCATATGCTACTGGGCCGTCACTGCCTCCACCCGCCGGTCCAGTTGGTCCTGCTGCTCCGGTTGGTCCCGTTGGTCCTCCACCCGGCCCTGTTGCTCCTGTCGGTCCCGTAGGTCCGCCAGATGGTCCAGTTGGCCCAGTAACAGATGCGCCCGTTGCGCCAGTTGCACCAGTTGGTCCAGTGGCTCCTGTCGGCCCCGCCAAGACATTCGTCACTTGCTGAACCGTTATAATCACACTTGGTGTCGCCGGTCGAGTAGGACTTGTTCCCGACACATCATGGTGTAAAAAAACATCAGTATCTGAGGAAAACCACGCAATCTGAATATAATCGTTGGCATTTAGTGTTAACATAAAATTGAGCGCCGCAATTCGCTTATCGGGGGTTCCATCCATTGTAAATATGCTGTTGCTGTCCGGCACATTTACACCGTTTTTTAAAAACCATATTTCGAACTCGTCTTTCCCGCCATCTGTTTTATCAAACTGAGTCGAGAACTGAATATTATATGTGCCGGCATTTAGCACTTTAATTTGCGATGAAGTTGCGCCTATCTGAACTCCATTGTTGCTTGGGTCGCTGTTATTCACCGTCATAAAATTAACACTTGTCGCCCCTGCGTTACTTTGGTCAACTGTGCTCCAAAATGCGCCCCAATATCCAACCTCCTCTAAACCCCCAATAATACCATCGATTTGTTCTTGAATCGTTTCGTTGGTATTAATGCCCTCTAACATATCAAATTGTAAATCGCTAATATCCGGGTCGCTTTTAGTCAAAACATTTGTATTCACCTCATCGGCATTTACGCTTGACAAATTGGTTAAAAAATTGTATGATGAAAATTCCAAATTATTTATGCTCATAATAATATATAGGTATATAATAATGTCCAAACTTTCTAATCTCAATTACAACCATATATCTGTTAAGCCGGACTCGACAGTAAAACTTATCCAAGAATTATCAAAGCTCGGTGTTTTCAAGAAGAAATCGAAGAAGCGCGCTAAAACGTCAGTTGCGGATTCTATACGCCAGGATTCTGATATGGTTGGATATACCAGGTCGTTAGGCGGACCACAGATTGCCCCGATTCTACAAATAGAAGCCGGAATGACTCAAAATCAAATCGAAGAGATTCAACGTCGCAATGATGCAACTTTTGCGGCATTGCGCGGCGAAGTTCAACAACAACGCCTAGAAGATATAGAGGCACAACAAGGACAGAGATTTGCGGATATAACACGACTCAGTGAAATAATGAACCCTGTATTAGAACGATTCCGCGGTGCTCAGGAGCCCGGTGCGGGACAGCGAATCGACCCATTTACCCAAAGTTCAAACGTAATTCTTCTGCCGGATATAACAGAAGAGCGATTTACGCAAACACTCAATGAAGGCGGACCAGAAGCAGAAGAACGACAACAAACTACCAATTTTCCTCAATCAGCAACGGGCGGCGGTGGCGGTCCCGAACCAAGACTTCAACCTGTTGAAAAAATTGGACTTGCTCGTGGTCAAACCGTGAGAAAAGTTCGAGCTACTGTTGCTGCGCAATATAACTTGGGTCCGCCTCCTATTCTTAGAGAGACTAATCGGCCTCAGATGGAAGCTTATTACAGACAATTAGCAAATAATACCGGAAATGATATTAATGATTCATTGTTAGGGTCAAAAGAAAAAATGTTTGCTGAAATTAATAGTATTCTTGATGAATATGTCCAGTTTAAATTGTAATAACAAAATCGACCTCTATAATATATGACCGAGTTTGTCGAAGAAAATATCCGCGAAATTGAGTTCAATTTAGAACAAATCCCAGAATCTCTCACTTATAAACTTATTGACGCCGACTTTACATTTGGCCCCGAGCGTTTCGGTGTCAATGAATGGAAACACATTGAATACTATGAGGCCAGATTTGATAAAGTATATCCTGGCCTTTTACAGCAGTTTCCATGCCTCTATTATATGGTGGAAGAATGGCATCAAGCCGCGCTTCAAAGTAGTCCATTAGATGAGATTTTAGCCAAACAGGCGCAATAAAATATGTAGCATTATTATAATGAATAATGCTTCAAACAATCCGCTATCTAAACGGCTTTCTTTGTATGACACTTTGCGTGTTGGTTATTTACCTTCTGAAAACCAGCAAGGAAAGGAGATGGCGAAATATGGCTATGTCATCGATAAGAAGCTAAGCAATGACAACCAACAGGTTTATTACAACCCGGAGACTAAAAAACTCCTCTACAATGTTACCGGCAGTCAATCATTAAATGATTGGGTAAATGTTGATGCGAAATTGGCTCTTGGCGGAACTATCGGTAAAGGTATAAAGGCGATAGGAAAGCCATTAGAACGTGGTATTGAATCATTATTGCCTTCATCTTGGAAGAGTAAGTTTGAGAGAGGATATGAAAATATTGTTGGCGGGTTCAAAGACACAACACGATATAAGCAAGCCGATGAAACACTCAAAGCGGCAAAGGCCAAATATCAACCAGCCGATGTTAGTATAACGGGTCATTCGCTCGGGGGACGAATTGTTCAAGACATCGCCAAAAAGTCGGATAAAGTGTTTGCTTTGGATCCAGGGCAAACTATTGGACAAAAAGTGAAAGGCAACCAAAATGTATATCGTTCTGCCGGAGATATTGTCTCACTTGCTTCTGCTGGTTCAAAAAATATTACAACATTACCAAATCCACATGTTAGACGAATTATTCCTGCTTTGATTAGTGGTAATCCAGCGACTATTGGGATTTCTGCCGCCATCGATGCTTTCCACGCTCATGACATTGGCAACATTAAAGGGTCGAATATTTTCGTTTAAGCAATCGGCATCCAATTCTGTGTTAACTGTTTTGATTGTTCTTCGTCCTTTGGGACGCCTACAATCGTGAATATAAAATTGGCGTGAAGCGGCGACATAGAACTAAACGCTGTCGTCCCTAGTGGAATTGCTGAAAGAGTCAAATCAACAATATCTTTGGTTTTGAAAAAAGTGGTTACACAAGACGCCATCATTCCAGTCGTTCTTACATCTGTGGTTGGCGTTGGCGACCCATAAAACGAACCTAATGTCGCCACTTGCGTTTGCCTATTTGATGCCGTTAAAGACAATTGGTTTATCAAATCCAACCCTTCCATTTGAATAATAAATGCCGCATTGGTCGCATTTCCAACTGCTGTGTGACTAGCCATACTTGTTAAAAAAATGTTGAAGCGGTCATATTTGTCCCACATCGACCGACACACTTGACGCAAATTTATGTTTTTAAGAGTGAATGTGGTATAGTTCGTATCACGCACTCCCAAGTTGGTTTCGGTGGTTGTAAGTCCAAATGGGTTGATAAAAAGTGACGCCTTTTCTACCTCATAAATAGGTTTCACAAAAAACCCGATTTGAAAATTGGGCATTCCTGTTGCTGTAAGTCCGGCAGCATTACTAAACCCCGTATTTTCACTATTACGAAACGCAATTGTAAGAGGAACATTATCTCTGTCTTTTTTGAATTGGACTGGCGCAACTGGATACGCCATATCAACATTATAAGCAGTGGCGGCGGTTGTAAGTGCCAGTGCTCCAAGAATTGCGTTTTCAGTATTTAAAATCAGTCCTGATGTCGCATTGCTTTGCTTGGTTCCATTATTTACAAAATTGAGTCCGCTCATTTGAATAGGAACAATACGAACATCGCTCGTATTTGTTCCTGGACCACGTAGAGATATCATCGCCATTTGTATTTCGAAATCTTGGTGTTTATCCCAAAATAACTTACATAAATTTCGCATATTAAAATCCGGATATGAGTATATGGTTCTATCTGTGCTTACATCACGTTTTATTGCGCCGGTTAAACTAGGGGATGCGTTGAATCCGTAAAACGCACACTCATTCATTTTCCCAGGAATAACGGGTTCAAATAAAAAATGAAACTCAACCTCATTATAAGAACATCCAGCACGAGGAACTCCAAATTCACTTGCTCCAAAAGCATTCCCCGTCCCAATAGCAAATTCTAAATCAACCATTCTGCTGTTTTTTTTGAAATTGAAAGACCACCCTGTATTGACTATTAATGGACTTATTGCGGATGTTCCCGTGCTAAGAATAGCATAAGCAACCGGCACCCATTCTTTATTATTTATTGACCCCGTTGTTTCATATATAAGGTTAGACCATTCTAAACCTCGCAAATTGTATGTAATAAGTCCATCAACACTGTTGCCTAATGTAATTGTTCCTTGTGTTGACAAACTTATTAATTTTAAAGTAAACTGGTCATATTTCTCCCACATTTCTCCCATGACATTTTTCATGTCGATATTTGGGAATGTGAATGCCGTCTTTTCAGCATTAATTGTGCACGGATTAACCGTCGATTTTGTAGATAATATAAGTGAAGCACTATCTGATAGCATTTATATTATCCGGATATTATTCTTTGACCCCAACAACTGAAATTGAAAATGTGACAAAACCATTTGAAACAGTTGATGGAATACCACCATTTACGGTGTTCCAAGTGGCAAATGTTAAATCCACATTCTCACTCTCGGGTTTGCGAAACGTTGTGACCGACATCGGCGCTTCACAATACTCAGCATCTGCTTGATTTGCCGTTTGATAAAATGTTTGTGGTGAAAACGCTATTCCTTGTGTATATCCCGTTGTGACTCGCAACGTATTTATAAATTGTAATCCCTCTACACTCCACCACATTCGGCGGGTTGCTGATGTTGATGGAGTGGCATTTGCCGACACACCAATCGTATTAAAAATCAAATTGAACTTTTCGAATTTATCCCACAAAGTGCCTAAAATATGTCGCATATTGATATTTGTAAAAGTGGCGATTGTTCTATTTGCATTCATCGTTCCATATTCATTCGTGCTCCCAGCAGTCAAAATCTTCATACTTAATGTAAAATTAACTTGCTCATTTTGATACAGCATTGTGTATGGGTTTCGATATATCTTTTTATCATCAATCGGAACAAACGCTAAGAAAAAAATACGTGCTGCGATTGTTGCGGTTGCCCCCGCTTCCTCTACAAAATCCAGCGTCAATTGAACATTATTGCCATCTGGTTTTATCATTACAAAATTGTGTGTATTTGCCGAGCGGTTTAATTGATTTGGTAATTGAATAGTAAGAGCAAAGTTTGTTTCATCTATTGCCGTTTGGAACCCTGGTGGTTTGCCCTGATACGACGCTTGTATCAGATTGAGACCATTTTGAAAAAGGGTGGTCATTCCAAGTCCCCCTGTATTCAAATGCGTATCAGTAAAATACATTTTGAAATACTTGTATTTGCTCCAAAGCGTTTCGCCTAAAACGATTCGCAAATCAAAATTGAATGTTGCCGACATAAAGTTTGCCGACCTTACCCCTGTTTGTGATTGTGTCGTTGTGAGTGAACCTGTATTGAGCCATAATTTCGCTATCTCTTGGTCCATTTATAATAAACATAGATTTTATTGTAAATCTTTATTTGGGTTTTGTATGTGTCAGAAACTGACTTTTTGCGGTATGTACTAAACCTGTCATTAGGCGGCCTTCCCCCGCCTTGTGGGTCGGGAGAAAGCTGGGATAAATCTTACCATTGGGTAGGTAGTGGACTTTTCCTTTGGGCATTATAGCATTTGCTTAGATTTTAATATCTGGCATAGCAAACACCGTTCTCATACACGAGAACCTGGTCATAAGACGCAAAAGCAGTTTGAAGGATAGTAACGTTGCCCGCGGGTGTGAAATTTGCATTGTAGAAGATATCCGAATTGTTGGTGTTCGTTCCGGCGAAAATGGAACTCTTATCGGCATTGGAATATACCTCCATATCCATGCCAATGACGAAGGAACCGGAATCAAGCAGAGAAGCATCACCAGAACTGGCAATTGTGTTGGGGACATCTAATGCGTAAGAAACCAAATCGACCGAGGGCTGGAAAGCCAAATCGGCAAGGGAGCCAAAGCATTTAACAGCCTCAGAATAAAATTCTGGAACCGAAGCAGGCTGAGTCGAGGGTAGCACTTCTGCTCCCACTCTGAAAGAATAAGAGGTAAGACCAAACTTGCAGTGGGAGTTGGGATACAATCCATCGGCACCAACAGAGGTTCTTGTGGCGACGAAGAGGTTTTTAAGACTCGAATACTTGGCGGGAATTGGGAACGAGACCGATGTTCCTGCAGTGGTAATGGCAGCACTATTGGTGAAAGACCTGTAAGAAGGCAAGACCATCTGCATTGGGTTAGAAGAGCCAGCATTAATTGCAGAGATGGCACTATCAGGGAGTTCTAAGAACTCTCCGCAGTAATTTACGCTACTAAGCGAAAATATCTGGGCAGTAGCAGTTCCAGCAAGAGTCATGAGAGATGTTACAACTGACGATTTTAAAACGATTTCTACACGGAGAGGAGCTGCATTCATCTGCCACAACGGCAAATACTTGTCACCAGCCAAAGCACCTACAAGAGAAATCAAGTTGATAGCAAAGGGAACAGTAGTAGCGGTGGTTGTAACACCGGTGGTGGCACCACGATTTACACCTCGAACAATGGTTCCAGAGGTAACATTATATTGAGGGTTAGTTGCACTGGTGACAGCAAGGCGTCCCTTAACTGCATCATCGGAAGCTTGGAAATCGTAGAGGATCTTCGCCAACTGGGCATAATTGTCACAGTCCTCTAATAAATTCGAGCCGTGGAACACTCTAATACGCTGGATTAAACCGTGAACACCCGCTGACTCAAAGGTAGCAGCAGTGGCGTTGGCAGTAGAACAAGAAAGACTTAAAGTGCCTTTCAAATAGGACTCAGAGGGAATGAGAGCAGTGTTGGCTCTTGTGGGGATGTTGATGGTGATTGTCTCACCCATTCCGAAGCTGGTGCTGCCTTGCGGCTGAATTTGCGTAAGAAATCTGCGTGCAGGTGCGGACTCAACCTTGGACTGAAATTTGAGGTTTGCGGGAATCATGTTATAATATTGCCAAAGATAAAAACATTTGGAAATCGTCTAAATGTTTTTAAAGCAGGTGGTCAAAAACCTTTTTCCCCTGTTTATCGTTTGAGGACATTTCTTTCTAAACCCGCGGAAACTTTGCGAACTAAGGCATCCGCCACTTCTCTGGCAACAGGCCGCATCAGTAAAGGTATTTTTGAGCCAAGTCTCATTTTTCCAAGGGGCATTTTGTATCCCATCATCTGTTTTCCCAAAGGGAGTTTATAGCCAATCATTATATCCTATAATTATATTTTATTCAGTAAACTTGATGCAATCCAATTGTAGCGTCATCTGATATTGTACACCGTTCATATCGATAAGCCTCGCCTCATTGTCTAAAAGCCGTATCTGGATTTGGTCCAGTTTATTAACATAGAGGTTGGTTCTAAAATTGTTGTTGTTGGTATATGTGATTATGCTAAATGGCGCCACATAAACCGGGATTGTTGCTAAAATATTCTGATTATAAGGCTGTGCTACATTCACATTGTAAGTAGGAAAATTGACCTCTACATTGATGGCGCGGATTTGATTCAGATTTACGCAGTCTCTTCCATAGAGTATTTGCGATGAGCTGGTCGTGTTGCTGGTTTTGCTAAAACCTATGATATGATTAAATGTAGCTGCATATATTATAAAATTACTTGTAGCATGTGTTATCAATATTTTACTGGTTATGCTGCTGTACGTAACTGTATAATCGCCGCCTACTGCTGCCTGGATAATATCTATAAGCTGGGTTATATTGTAGTTTCCAGGCTGAACATAATATGTGTTAATCGGCCCAGCAACAACTCCCCAGCTAAATGTGTTATCGACATTAGTAATGGAGTAGAAACTGTACGGGATAGTGGCATTTTGGAGCGAGAGGTAGATGTGATGCCCATCGGGAATCTCGATGACGGGCAAATAGTAAATACAGTTAGCGGTGTTTCCGTCGACGGTCTCGGTGGCATATCGGCTGTTTAAGTATATTTGAAGTGATTCGACGTGCTCCATAGTTATAATAGTGCGAGATTTTATACTTTTTCCCCATTCTTTGTAATAAGCAAGTGATTGAAATTGCGATACATCGCATTCTCTATCGTGTCAATATCGAGGTGAGCATATTCTTTATCAAATACATAATCGTAGAGGTTCTTCGCATCTTCCTCTTTCATTTGGAGCAACTCCTGATTTATTGAGTTCCACTCCTCTCGATTCTTGGGTTTGAATATCGTGGCAAATGTCGTTTGCTTTCGCAGCATCTTCGGCATATACAAATACGATTGGAGCGTAAATATAAAGCACGTGTTGAGGTGGCGCGCCTTTATCAACATCGTGTTCAACAATCGCTGGACGTCTTTTTCTTT